TAATGAAGTAGTAGAAGTTGCAAATGGTATCAACAAAAATAAGGTAGAAGAAATTGTTACCAAGCTTGTATACACCAGAGACTTTTCAGAAGGTCGCGTCTTTGTCCTTGGAGTTGGTGGATCTGCAGGTAACGCTTCTCACATGGTCAATGACCTACGCAAGCTATGTGGGATCGAAGCTTACTGCCCAACAGATAATGCATCAGAAATCACAGCTAGAACTAATGATGAAGGTTTTGACACCATTTTTGTCGAATATCTCAAAGTCAGCCGACTGAGTCATCTCGATACGATCTTTATTCTTTCTGTTGGTGGTGGCGATGAAGAGCGCAATGTTTCTGTTGGTCTCATCAAGGCAATTAAGCTCGCAAAGGATGTAGATGCTACAGTTGTTGGCATTGTTGGTAAGGGTGATGGGTATACTGCTATTAACGGTGATGCTGTAGTTGTTGTTCCGGCTATCGAGCCTACTCGAATTACACCACATTCTGAAGCTTTCCAAGCTGTTGTTTGGCACTGCGTAGTTTCACATCCTAAACTTCAAATCAATAAGACAAAGTGGTGAAATGAAACGTGCAGTCTTATTCGACAGAGATGGTGTGATTAATCATCTTGTTGATCATGATGGCGTGTTAACTGCTCCATGGAGCGTCAGTGAATTTGAAATGATCACTGGCGCGAAAATGGCTATTGATTTAATCAAAGATTTAGGCTATAATGCTTTTGTTGTGACGAATCAACCAGACGTTAACGACGGTGTTCTTCCTGCATCTCATCTAGAGATCATGAATCGTTTACTCACAGCATGGCTTCGTATTGATGAAGTCCTTGTTGCATACGAGAGAGGATCTGCTTGGTATAAACCAAACAATGGGATGATCGAAACACTAGTTAAAAAATACGACATCGATCGTGGCAGTAGCTATATAATTGGTGATCGTTGGAAAGATATTGTTGCTGGTCACAAAAGCAAGCTTACCACAATCTTTGTTGGTAAGGAATATCATTCCCCAGTAGAACACATGCACATACAACCTGATTACACAGTTGATAATATCTTGCAAGCCGCAACACTTATCAGCGAAATTGACAAAATGATGGAGCCAAATTACTATGATTAGCCTTTATGCCGACGGCGCTGACTTGAATGGAATTATCGAAGCAGCCAAGGATCCAATGATCTCTGGTTTTACAACCAACCCAACACTCATGCGTCAGGCTGGTGTTACCAATTACGAAGAATTTGCACGTACTGTAATTGACTATCTTGCCAAGAACCGTCCTGAAACTAACATCAGCCTTGAAGTATTTGCTGATGAACCTTCTGAGATTATTCGTCAGGCTCGACAGATTGATTCATGGGGTGATGAATATGGATATGATGTTTATGTCAAGATCCCGATCATGCATACTAATAGTGATTCAACTGGACCTATCATCGAACTTCTTTCAAATGAAGGTATTAAGCTAAATGTTACTGCTGTATTCAGTACCATTCAGGTTGAAGATGTTTTGTTCTCTCTCAACAACACAACACCTGCTATCATTTCTGTATTTGCTGGACGACTGACCGACATTGGTTTCAATGCACAGCGTATTATTCGTAATGGTCTTTATGATCGTAACACCAATGATAAGCACAATGTGAAGTTCCTATGGGCATCTTCTCGTGAGGCATACAATTATATCCATGCAGCTGAATGTGGTTGTGATATTATCACCATGACTCCTGACCTAATTAAGAAGGTAAAGGGTTTCCACAGCAAGACTCCAGAGCAGTTCTCGCAGGAAACTTGTCAGATGTTTTATGATGATGCAATCAAGTCAGGGTTTAAGATCTAATGAGTGGTTTTGAAGAAAACGAAATTTCTAAGAATGCGTTTGGTGGCACTGAGATTGCCAAACGCAAGCTAGCTGGTCTTATTGATCCAGAATTGCTTGATAACTTTCAGATCGTATGCTCTCGTCAGCGAGAGTTCGAGGCTGATAAGATCCGTTTGTTCTGGGCTCATGATCTTGCCGAAGATCCAGAGTCTGCTAAGTTTCGCGACAAGAGCTTCCAGGACAGCTTCCACAAGTATGTTTTCATTTCTGACTGGCAGTATCAGCGTTACCAGCTGATTCATGGTTTGCCTTATGATAACAAGTCAATCGTTCTTGAGTCAGGTATTGAACCTGCACCTGAGATTGAGAAGCCTAACGATGGTACGATTCGTTTGGTATATACTTCCACACCACAGCGTGGACTTGAGATTCTTGTGCCTGTGTTTGAACAACTAGCTGCAGCTCATCCGGATATTCATCTTGATGTATTTTCCAGTTTCAAGATCTATGGATGGGACCAGGCAGACGCACAGTTCGAACCTCTTTATGATCGCATTCGCAATCACCCACAGATGACTTATCATGGATTTGTACAGAATGATGATCTCAAGGCTCATCTGAATAAGGCAGATATCTTTGCATATCCTAGCATCTGGCTTGAAACTTCTTGTCGTGCAATGCTTGAAGCAATGTCAGCTGGTCTTGTCTGTGTTCATCCTAACTATGGTGCATTGGCAGAAACTTCTGGTTCGTTGAATGTTATGTATCATGGCGACTTCGAAGATAAAACCAAGCATGCTCAGGTGTTTATAAATTATCTTAATGCAGCAATCAATCTTGTTCGTGATGATAATCATACTAATATGATCAAATTCAATAAAGTGTTTGTTGACAGTAGATACAATATTGATCGAATCAAGAATCAGTGGGACATCATGCTTCGTGATATGTTGCAGAAATATCCTACCGTTGAATCTCGTGCAGTTCCTAAGCAGCAATTCGTTTACAGGACATAAGTTATGATTATCTCAAAGACACCACTACGCATCAGTTTCTTTAGTGGTGGTAGCGATATGCCTAATTTCTATAATAAAGAAAAGGGTGCTGCTCTTTCAGTAACAATTAACAAGTACATCTATGTCATGCTGCATCGCACTCCTCATCTTGGTATCAAGATCATGTATGACACGATCGAAGAATTTCCTGATTTGGAACAGATGCAGCATGCCATCACTCGCGAGAGTTTGAAGTATTTTGGTATTGATAAAGAAGTAACTGTTGCTTCCATTGCCGACATTCTTTCAAAGGGTTCTGGTCTTGGTTCGTCATCAGCTTTCACTGTTGGACTTGCTAATGTATTGGCTCATCCAGATAGGCATGAAAGTCATATGAGTCGCGAATATCTTGCGCAAACTGCATATCATGTCGAACGTGATCTCTGTCATTATCCAGTCGGTAAACAAGACCAATATGCAGCTGCATATGGTGGTATGAATTTATTCGAATTTAATAAAGACGGAAATGTTGACATCAAGCCTCTGACATACAACAGAGATACTTGGACAAATCTTGAAGATCGTCTGTTGCTTGTCTACTCTGGTCGTGGTCGTAATGCTAATTCGATTCTTCAAAAGCAAGCAGCAGCTATGGACGATTCTGTAAAGTTTGATCTTGTCCGTCGTTCTCGAGATAAGGCATATGTTGGTGCTCGTTATCTCCGTGAAGGCAAGCTAGATGATTTCGGTTCGCTTCTCCATGATGCTTGGATGGACAAGAAGGCAGTAGAAACTTCTATTACCAATGAATATTTTGATGAAATTTACACGAGAGCAATTGATTCAGGTGCTCTCGGCGGTAAGCTTCTTGGTGCTGGTGGTGGTGGATTTTTTATCTTTTATGTCGATCCTTCAAATCGCCAAAAAGTTATTGATAGCATCAAACATGAAACTCAATGTCAGGTATACGACTTCAATTTTACAGAGTATGGTAGCCGGATTACGTCACATTGCTGAGCTAAATAAAAGTGTTGACACTCCTGCTTTTTTAAGGTAGTATAATAGTTATGGGCATTGTTATTAAATTTCCTACGTCTCACGTAAATCCTCCTCTTGATGAGGATGAGCTAATCTCCAGTGTGGACAATATCAAATACAATCACATCGAAGAAACGCTGGCTGTTGTCCTCCCAATGTTGTTTAACAACTTGGATCTGGCTTCATTTGATTTCGAATCAGTCGAGGAAGAAATAGCTGATGCCTTTATCAAAGACGGATCGTTTCTTGTTGAGTCGATCCGTTCCATGATGTGTAAGTATCATGGCATCTATCATCCGTTCCAGGAAATTGCCGAGCAAATTTTCCAGCAGGATGAAGATGGGAACTATAATCTAGCGAAAAGAATCGAACTAGACCTAGTAGGTTTTAAAGTTGAAAGGAACAGCGAAAGCTGATATAATATGATTATTGTTGATTTGTCTCAAGTGATGTTGTCCAATCTTATGATGCAGATTGGTAACCATACAAACGCTAAGATTGAAGAGAATATGGTTCGCCATATGGTATTAAATTCTCTTCGCTCGTACAAGACAAAGTTTGGTGATGAATTCGGTGAGATGGTGATCGCATGCGATAACACCAACTACTGGCGCAAGCAGATGTTTCCTTACTACAAAGCTAGCCGCAAGAAGGCTCAGGAAAAGTCAGAGATGGATTGGAAGGCAATTTTCGAATGCCTGAACAAGATCCGTGCTGAGCTCAAGGAATATTTCCCCTACCGTGTTATTGATATTGAATCTGCTGAGGCAGATGACATCATTGCAACTCTGTGTGAAAATTATGGTCAGTTCAATGAGAAAGATATTCTCATTCTTTCTGGCGATAAAGATTTCATTCAGTTGCATAAACACACGCATGTGAAGCAATATGACCCTGTGCGTAAGAAGTGGATTCAACATGAGAATCCTAATCAGTATCTGATGGAGCATATCCTTAAGGGAGATAGCGGCGATGGCGTACCTAACGTACTTTCTTCTGACAATTGTTTTGTTATTGGGGAACGCCAGAAGCCGATGACGCAGAAGAAGATTGATGCATTTATTGAGCTTGGCTTGGATGGTAAAATCGATCACCCAGTTTTTCGCAATTACATGCGCAATAAACACTTGATTGATCTAAGTATGATACCCGCTAATGTCAAGGGTAATATTTTAGAATCATATGAAGCGCAAAATAACAAGCCACGCGATAAGA